TGGCGATCGCCTCGCCGTCTTCACTGAGTTTGAAGGTGCCCTTGGCGCGCAGGATGATGTCCTCGGCAGCCTCGGGCAGCGCACCGGCCTTGATGGCGGCAGCGCGAATGGAGTCGGCCAGCACTTTGTCGCTGTACTTCGCAGCGAAGGCTTCAGCTTTGTCAGCGCGAGCCTTCTCGGCGGCCAATTGTTTGTCATAGTCGCCGCGAAGGCGCTCGGTGCGGCGGGTGATGACTTCGTCAAGCTTGCCCTCGGCAATCAGCTTGGTCTCTTCGTCCTGGCCGACCTTGGCGAGCAAGCCTTTCACTGCATTGATGTCCAAGCCCTCGAACTGAGTCTTGAAGCCTTCCAACTCGGTTTTGGTGTTCTTCAGTGAGCCAAGCAGCTCGGTGTTCTTGTTCTTGAGCCCGGCGGTGGCAGCCTCTACAGCAGCCGCGATGGCGTCTTTTACGGCCTGGTCTTCAAGATCAATCTGGTTTTCGTCTGCCACTTGGTATACCCCTTGGGTTGGATTTCCCGCTTTGCGGGCATAAAAAAGCCCCGGCATGGCCGAGGCTGTACAGATTTGAACTTGTCTACGGACGTGGGTGACTTACAGATACGGAAAATGTTTTCCGAGGGCTGTCGGCAAAATTAAAGAAAGAGATTGTCGCTGTCCCCTCCTTAAGTTCACGCGCAAATGTTCCGTTATCGGCTACCTGGATTGACGGGCATGGGCCAAGTTCCGATTGACCGCATATGGTGACATGCAGCCCATCATGCCCAGGGGCCCCATGCTCGCCAACAAAGCCGCTGTAATCTTGCCTAAGGCCGTGCACTGTCACACCCACACGCCCATCGACCCCCATATCGACAGTCTCACTGAGTGCCCTTCCCGCCTCTAAAACCATAGATTCAAAGCGATCAGTTATTGTCGGATGCAAGAGTCTTCGAAGTGTTTCATGCTGCGATGCAGCGACTAGAATAAGGCCAAATAGAGCAAGTAAAACCTGACGAAACCCAGAAGCGATAACTGGCATCTCTACATTCAACGCTTTCAGTCCGCCACCAATAATTGCAGCGCCAATACAAACGGTGCCAAATGCCAGCAATGGATCAATGCTAACGACACTCATAATCTACCTCCTATGATTTGGTCTGGAGGAGGTACTGACCTGGTAAACAGCTCCGACGGCAGTCGTGCGCTCCGTCAATGAATGTTAGACGAAGCCCTGAATCATATGACTCTAAGTCCGCGCATCACCAGATAGTCGGCAAACTGCGTCCGGCTCGGCGTCCAGAGTGGCGGTCCAAGATTGACCTTTGCAGTGCTGCGCATCAGCGGCACGACACTGTCGCCATCATATCCATGAGTCGGTAGCATAAGCGTGATGCCGTGATCGGCAGCGTACATCTCTATAGCGAGCATCACTTGCCCGTGCCGTATACCGTACGGGATCAAAGTTTTGCTCAGGAATTCGTCGCGGATAACGATGTTCCTTCGGGGCCAACTCAAGGGCTGGCTGGCCGATGTGCGCTGCCCCTTCCATTGCATGCTATCCATCGCAGCGCAGGCCATGAGCAGATAGCGCGCCTGTTCATCTTTGCATTCCGGGACCGGATAGCGGTAGTAAATGCCATGGAACAGCAGCGACTCAAGGTCCGCGTAGCTGTTCGCAGCTGGATTGGCTCCAGATCCGTGCTCAACGATGATCATGGCGCGCCCTTTGAGGTGGGCAGTCAGTTTACACCGGCTCGCTTGAACATTTCCGGCTCTATCTCTTTCAACTGGGCCAGCGTCAGCGGCTTGAATGACTTGTTGAGCTGCAGCTTCGCGAACTTCTCGGGTGACAGTCCGCCGTTTCGGAACAGCTTTCCACGTACCGGGCCCAGCGCCGCATCCTGAAAGCTCGCAGGCTGAGTTGCCAACCAGGTGTAGTAAGTCAGCGAGGCGTCGACCTGCCCGCCACCGTGATCGCCGATTGAAGCGCGAGTAGCGCCATCGGAGAAGAAGTCATCGAGCCTGGTCACCGCCGTGGTGGTTGATCGGCAGTTGATGTGCGCCGGCGGTAGCGGCCCTTTGCCGACCTTGAAAGCCCGGCCGTCGAGGCCCTTGCACTGCTGCGAGGTCTTCCGATCCAGAGTCGACACCCAGCGGTAGCCTTGAACGACATCCGGGTTCGCCTTCAGCGTCTCCATCCGCGCGGTCGTGGCCACATGCTGGATCGCGGTTTGCACAACTGATGCTGCGTTGCGGTTGCTGATCGCCAGAACGCCGTCGGTGAAGTTCTGTGCGGCGGTACCGCGAACAGCCTGGATGATTTGCGCGTTCGTCTGGCCCTGGCCGAAGCCAAGCCTGATGGTGTTGGTGATCCGCATCGTTTCCGCGCGCGTCCAGCCGCTGAGGAATGGCTTCAACAGCTTGCCGCCGTCGAGCCCGGTCACTTGCAGCGGATAGGAGAACACCGCAGCACGGATCACCGCGTTGCTCGGCACGACAGCATCAATCGAAAAAGCATGATTCAGGCTGCTGGCCTCGAACGTTGACTCATAGAGCGCGATTTCTACCACATCAGCCTGAACCAAATCGGCATAGGCCTTGTAGATGTCGAGCAACTTACCGTCGACCCGCGCCAAGAACTCTTCCAGGCGCTGCCGGCTGTAGGTCGTCAGTTCCTTTCGGGTCAGTTGGTCGCGAACCAGCGTGTCGATCTGGCGCAGGTACTTCTCGAACTTCTTGACCTCGCCAGCCTTAAGCCGCTCGATCATCACTGAGTGCCGGGTCGTCTGCTCCAGCAGTTGCGCGTCCTGTTCTGCCGGTACCGTCGCCATTTTCGTTATCCAGGTTTATGCCAGCAGATTCGCGCTCGTCGCTGATCAGTTCTGACTCGTCTTCGTAGTCGCGCTCTGGCAGCTTGCCGGTAGTGAGGTACAGCCAGTAGGTGTCGGCGCTTACGGTGCCTGCCATGACTGCCTTTTGCAGTTCAGCCAGCACCTGAGGATCAACGACCGGCGTGATGAATTCAGGCTTGACGGTAAACGTCACGTCGTCCGGGTTGTAACCGGTCCACTCAGCCGCGTAGCGCAGACCCTGCTCGATTGCCTCGGCAACCGACATGACGATGCTGTGCAGCGTGGCGTGCTGGTCGTTTTGGCGAGTCTTCCGGGCTTCCCCGGACTCGGTACCGCCGGTAGCGTCCATCACCTTGGCACCAGCCTCAAGCGCAGCGCTCTTCTGGTCACTCATCGCCGTGCGAACAGCCTCGATTCCCGCGCCCTGGAATTCCAGATAGCCACATGAACCGCTTGGGCCCAAATCCCATGCCGCGGATGGGCCGGTCACGGTCAGCTCAACCTTCTCGTCCAGGCCGGCTACCCACGGCTGCGGGTGGCTGGTCTGGTGGAGCGCGGTGAAGTAGTCGGCACTCAGCTGGTAAGACTTCACGGCTGCGCGCGCCATGGTCAGCAGTGGCACTTCGTCAACGTCCGGGGAGTTGTCTGTAGAGCCGCAGTAGATGACCGGCAGGTAACCCAAGCCGCGCACCAGCTGATTATTGTTGCCGATCGTGCCGAGTGGTCGCTCGTCCTCGATCAGCTCGCCGCCCTCGTCGCGCACTGCGGTGTGGCAGACGTTGTCCACCATGTAGAACTCACGGTAGACCGTCACGCATTCGTGGCTGTATCGATCCTCGGACTTGCGCCGGAATTCGCGGAACACAGCCAGTACCAAGTCCTGCCGGCCACCCTGATCAGCAGTGTCCCAGTTGATAGCGTTCCGCGTGGCATAGGTCGAGAAATACGGCTTGCCACTGTCGTCGACGTTCACCACCAGCGGGATGCGCCCGTGGGAAACGGTCTGGCGCACCATGCGCAGGAACAGCTGCTTGAGGTCGAAGCCGTCGGCCGTAGCGTTATCCTCCAGATCCTTGAGCCCAGAGGGCAGGCTGATCTCGGGAATGAGCCGGGAGACCAGCCCCATCATTGAGCGCAGAGAGTCTCGCACCCAGTGCTCGTACTGAGCGCGGTCGCGGTAGTTTTTGTAGAGGTAGGCGTTCCCTGCCGCATCGATCTTCTCCGCCTCGACCATGCCAGATGGCTTGGGCAGATACTTCGCGCTGCGATTGATCGCGCATTCGCCTTCGAGCGCGTCGTCCATCATCTGCCATTCAGGCAGGTGTACGTCGTACTCGGGGTTTGTGGATTGAACAGGCATCAGGCAAGGCCTCCTATACGGCGGACGCCGCCCGTGCGCTTGCGTCTACTCATTGAAACAGCGAAATAGCGGAATCCATCAGATGCGTGTGAAGACCAGTCATGCAGCGGCTTGTCTTTCCAGCAACCGCGCTTGTCGTCCCATTCCTTTCGGTAGTTTTCCAGGCACGCGATCCCCTCCTCGCACTTGGATTCGTCGAAGGCGCATGCAGGAAGAATTTCACGCACCTGGTCGATGCCGTCATCGACACCGAGCTTCGGCACGACTTTGAATGTGAGGCTGTACTTCTCACCGTCGATCTCGTAGCCCTCGCGGGCGATTTCACGGCGAGTCTTACCGTCACTGCCGAACTCGCGATTGTCGATATCGTGCGGACCCCAGTGCTCGCCGTAGCTATAGCCCCGGTCCTTGAGCACTTTCATGTAGTGCCGAAGGCCCTCGCCGCTGTTCTGGTAGAAGTCGATGACGTGGAATTCTTCGCCTACGAACCGAACGAACCAGATCGCCGTGGAGTCGCCCACGCCGATATCCCAGAACGTGTGCACTGGCAGATGGCTGTTGTCGGGTAGCACGCCAATCCGCTGGGCGGCATAAAGCTTTGTGAACTGCTTGGAGTAGTAAGCACCTTCGATTGACTGCTGGAATGCCTCAGCCGGGATCGACGGGTACTCCCGCTTCATGTCGTCGCCGAGGGTCTTCTCCTTGGCGGCGTACCAGGCGCGCTGGCCGGGGTTGGTAAAAATCGCGTGTTTAGCAAAGAGCTCGTTGAAGTAGTCAGTCAACCGCTGCGGGATGACCACGCCTTCCGGGTCAAGCCAGTACAGTGGATTGCGCCACCAACTGAAGAAGAAGAACTTCCAGTCCAGCAGGCCCAGCGGCACGCCCGATAGCTGCTGCTTCTCAGCGCTCTGGGAGTAATCGAAGAAATACCCCGCCCGTCCCTCGGCCGTCGACTCAATTGTGACGAAGCACTCAGCGGCAACAGCCTCGAAAGCGCCAGTAACGATCTCTCGCGCCTTGTGCGGGAACTTGGCGCAGATCTTTCCGAACTCGGAAACGTGCAGGTAGCGCAGCGTGCCGCCCCGGAAGGAGGTGCTGACATAGAGCGATCCGCCCTTGCTGAATACCAGTTCGCCCGCTGCATCGTTGCGCGCCGGGTTGGCCGCTTTGATCTCGCTGGGGAGGTTGTCGTAGGCGTATTTGACCTTTTCCCGGAACAGGCGCTTGGCGTCGTTCAGGGTGTGAGCGATCAGGGCGCACTTCGCCGCTTCAAACAGCGCTGCATCCAGCTGGACGATACAAACCAGCGTGGTGAAACCAAGCTGTCGCGCCTTCAGGATGATGTTGCGGGTGTGCATCCCTTGGAAGTAGTCGATCTGCTCCTGCGTCATGCGGAAGCGGACTTTCTTCCCGTTTTTGTCGGTGATGAAGTAAAGGTTGTTCAGGCGCCAGAACCGGTCCCGGAGCAATTTCAGATGCTCGGGCTTCATCCGTCAGGCTTCCTTCGATAATTCATCCATCAGCTTGGAGAGGTCTTCCGAGTCATCGGTCTTCTCTTTCTCGTCCAGGCTGTAGGCTTGGCGCTCAAGCACCTGGAGATTCTTCATGGCCGACGAGAGTTGAAACAAGGTCTTGGCGTTGCTCGGCAGTGCCACGGCAGAAAGCATCGTCGCCCGGCGCATGCCGTTCGCGTCGTCTGCGGTTTCGGCCTCAATCGAGTCTTCGATCTCTTCCCGCCTGCTGATCGTGGTCAGCAGATCATCCATCAGCAGGTTCGCAAGGTTCGTGGCCTTGCGAATGTCGCGGCGATGGCTGCGAACAACCTGCGCGCCCTCTTCTGCGGCCTCTTCGACGATCTCGGCATCACGCTCAGGGTTCGCACATTGGTCTTCGCGAACCTCGCCGCGAACCAGCTTGTTGCGAACCTCTTTACGCACCTGCTCAGAAAGGTCCCGCGCCCAGCCAGAGGCTTTAGCTTTCTTGCGAATGGCGGTGTCGCTGATCCCATTGCGCTCGGCAATGGTTCTGATGGAAAGCGCACCCGCCCTGTAGGCGCGTTCGATCGCCTCCCAGTCGGGTTGCTTGGCTGTCATTTATGCCTCTTGAGTTAGTGGGGCGTTGCCGGTATTGATGTGGATCCAATAAAAACTGAGGTTCGTATATGGCAATTCTGGACTACGTGAAATACGACAACGGCAGCCAAGAAAATAGGCGCGCATTGGCAGTCAACGCAGCGTTGGAGCTGATAGCGGTCAGAATTGGGGCCACCTCTCCAAACGGAAACCATCTGGACATTGAGCTCGGAAAGCTTTCCGGATACGCGGATACCATTCAAAAGGCGCTGGAAATTAAGTAGCCAGCATTGTGCCGCACTAACCCTGCGGCACTTCTTCTGCCTTGATCACCACCGTCCGAATCGTCCCACCGGTGCTGGTATCCCGCCTGGCCGCAATCTCAACAGCCTGGAGAGCCGTTGCGCCCATATCCATCGCCGCGAAGGCGTATGGCGTTCCGCTACCGATGGCATACGGGCGGTTCATCATGACCGGAGCCTTCCACAGGCCGGTGGTGTCATCCACTGCAACCATCATTAGCTTGTCGCCATCCAGCACCAGAGCAGAGGCATCGATATTGCCATCTGGTTTTGCTCCGAAATACACATCCACCAGACGCGGATAATCCGAGACCGCCCCGGAGCAGAAGAACTTCACGCCCTCCCGCTCCAGGCACTTCTCGTAATCGTCATACGTGATGACGTCCCCACGGGTGATCTGGGAGTCATAGGCGATGACGCCGTCTTTGTAGGCGATCGTCGTCATAGGCTCAACCCAACAGCTGCTGCGTCTGCTTCAACGCGTGAGCGTGGAGAACCGCGACGATGTAGCCCTTTGGCAAGCCACCAGCGGCGGCAGCGTTGAGGGCGGTCGTAATGGCTCGGTCGAGATGGCCGACCTCGGCGTTCACTTCGACGACCGGCGCGGCTTCCATCACAGGTACAACAGGCTCGGATGCGGCTTTGCGTGCTCTGGGCATGGCTGATACTCGTAGGTTTGGGCGCCACGAAGCGGACGCATCTGAAAAGTGGCGCGGGTGACTGACAGTAAAGTGCGCGGGTTGAGTTGTTCGGAGGTTCAATGTGTGAAGAATGGGTAGTCGACCTCCATCCAATAGGATTCGACAATGAAAGTCCCACGCCCCTCAACACTTCTCGTCATCCTCCTTGCAACCGCCGCATTGCTCTATTCACAGCATGCTTATGGCTCAGCGCGGCCGGCGTCGACGATCAACCTGCCCAGGCTGAGCACCGAAGCGCGAATCCTGAAGGCAGTGCTCGCAGTTCAGCTTCGAGCAGATCCACTTCTTCACCGCAGCCCAATACGTGACCATGAACATGTGGCGTACTCCAGCCAGGCAAAGGGATACGTGAAGCGTGAGCCCGACGTTGGTAGGGCCGAAGAAAAGCGTCTGGTTGCGCGTCATCACAACGAAGCCGCTGATGGCGATCGCCGAATAGATCAGCTTGCCGACGATACCGTCGCGAACTTTGCCGCTCAGCACGCACCAGGTGGCCCACAGCGCGATAAGGCCGCAGGCAATGGAGTTGATCAGTTCAAGGTTCATGGTGGATTGCCTCCCCCGAACCGCTGGCGAATGAGTGCCCAGAGGTCAGCGGCTTTGATAGCCCGGGTGATCGCCGCGATGAGTGATCCCCCGAAGGTACCCAAAAGGAAACCAACACCCGCCACACTCCGAGGTTCAACCACTCCGAGGTAGGCGCTGATCAGTCCTGTCAGGTAATGGGCGCTCACCGCGCCGGTGAAAATAAAGATCGCCCAGGCCTTTCGGTCTACCAGGTCATCTCGGTGCCAGAAGCTTGCTGCGATAGCGCCAAGCAATCCAGCAAATGCCCAGTCCAGTTTATCGAACAGGCGCTGTAAAAATTCCATGCGCTCGACTCCGTACTGGGCATGAACGGCAATACTACATATTTGTTGTATTGCCACAAAAGTGATGTATACTGGATTCATCCAAACAACGAGGCGAGGTGATGAAGTTCAGCGAGTTCAGACGGTGGTTGAAGGCCCAAGGGGTGACCTTCGAAGCAGGCAAAGGAAGCCACTTCAAAGTCACCGCCCCAAACGGCAACAAGACAACCTTCGCGGATCACGGGGCTAAGGAAATGCCCGAAGGGACCCGCAAGGCGATCATTAAGCAACTGGGGCTCTGAGAGCCCCCCTTCGCCTATCTGAGCGCTGAAATATCACCTCCGAGGAGTAACCATGTACGACTATGCAATGCGATTCGAGCAAGACGACCATTTGGGGTACGCGATTTTTTGCCGCGACCTGCCACAGCTCAACAGCTATGGCGAAAACCTCGGACATGCAATCCGAGAATCAGTTGATGCACTCGAAACGACCTTGTCGCTGTACGTAGACCAGCGCCTGCCTATTCCGGAAGCATCTGCACCACGCGACGACGAGCGGGTTATACGCCTTTCCGCAGTGACGATAGCCAAGATCACGCTTTGGAACAAAATGATGTCGCTCGGGATGCGGAAATCTGATCTATGCAAGCGATTGGAAATATCCCAGACACAGGGAGATCGCCTGGTTGACTTCCTTCATACCTCCAAGATGGAACAATTGGAGAAAGCCTTGGAAGCACTCAACACCGCTGTACGCGTAAGCCCGTTTGATGACGAGTGGATCGACCTTCCGTACGGTGGAGGTCAGGCTGGTTTCTACGTTGGTCGTCTTGTAGACGAGTTTCTCACCCGACCTGATCAGGAGATGCCGATCGGGGCTACGAAAAGCAATTTGGATCAGGTTAAGCCTGAGTCCTTGGATTACTTCCTGCGCAGTCGCTACGCCAAAAATCCGAACACTATGCAGGCTGTTCAGTCGGTAATCGAGGCTATCGTCGACACAGGCAAGTTTGAGCACCTGCCGCGGGCACCTGGTCAACCAGCCGGACTGCTTCGCCTGAAGTGACCGAGGGCCGGGGCTGCGCTACCGGCTCCTCCTCTGGAAATTGTGAGGGCCGTTACCCTCCTTGCCGCCAAAGACTTCACCGTCGCTGGTACGCAACTGCACAAGTCTGTGGAAGACAGAGGCCAGCACGGTTGCTGGCCTCGATCTAAGACAGAAATCAGGAAGCGTTGAACGCCGCCTTCAAGTCAGCCAGAGGGTTTGTCACCAAATAGTTATTGGTATCGCTTCCTTGGTAAATCGCGCGGTAGCTCCCCTGATCAATCACCTTGGAGACGCTACCTACCGAGATGATAGCGGTCTGACCGTTGGTGGCAGTCACAGTAATAAATTTCTCAGCCATTTTTTCACCTATTGATTCGAACGATTTGGTGCGGAGAATCCGCGTTCGTGTCGCTCAGAGGCGATAACTCAGGGCTCGAGGCCCTTACATGATTCAATGTCCCACATCGGGAACACTTGATCTGGAGCTCCGTCATCTCACCGATTCGGGCGAGAAGTCTTTTGCACTTTCCACATCTGCAATCTTTCAACATCTGCAAAGCCTTATGGATTTCTGCTAGGCTCCGCCCCGCTCGCGCGAGCAGTGAGGGCCTTGGCTGGCTTGCAGGCTGGTTCTGCGATCTGGCGTCTCCCTTGGGTGTTACCGCACCCTCTGGAGTCGCCCTCTCTTTTTTTCAGAAGGAATACGAATGACACGCTGGACGCCTGAACGTGAATGACTCGGGGATGCCAGCGCGGCGACAAAGGAGTGGTGTCGATGAAAAGACTAATAATTACCCTGGTGCTGCTGGCCCCCGTAATCGCAGTGGCGGCAGACACTCCGCAGGTACAAGAGATGAAGCAGAAGTGCGAAAAGGAACGCACCTCAATGTTTCGCGATAACAACGGAACGCCGACCTGCGATCAACTGGACAAGATGTCCAACGACTACAACAGGCACACCGTGGAAATGACGGAAGACCTACGCGCAAAATGTGACAAAGAACAGAACTCCATGTTCCGAGAGAACAGTGGAACGCCCTCCTGCACTCGCTTGAATGAAAAGCTTCAAGACAGGGCTAAAGTGCCATTGGGAAATGGGCTTCGGTACAGTAATGAGCGTGGGAAGAACTGCTACTTCAACGATGCTGGCGAGGTTCAGTCTTGCCCATAAAAAACCCGACTCATCGGCCGGGTTTTCTTAGTAAGTTGCCGTAGGCAAAATACTCAATGTGGCAAAATGATGCCCTCAGCCGTGCGGGAAGTCAACACCTTAAAATCCCACTGAATGCAGTGGGACCCAACCGGACGCTAAGCCGCCTCTTTCATCTGGTAAATGACCGCCCCGACTGGACTCAAGGCCATCCGATCCAGGTCCTCGCAGCACTCGAAAATTAGCGTGATCACCGGTTCCCAGTCGCGCGCCCAGGCACAGGACTCCAACCGAACCCCGTACTCGCCCATCAGCCATGAACGGAACGCCTCAGGCTTGATCATCGGATCATCATTGGCCGACTGCCCGCCCTGGTGCATGTAGCGGTAGCGGCGCATCACACCCTTGACTACGTACTCCAGCTTCTCGCGCTTAGCTGCGGTCATGCGCTTGGACTTGGAGACCACCATACCGAACACCACGTCCTCCGCTGCCTCGCGGATGTCGTCGCTCCGAAGCGCGGCGTACATGTACTCGCCGAACACACGGACCTGAGGGTGAAGCTTGGCAATGACGGATTGGATGTGGCCGGCCAACGCGCCGTGCACGGCGTGGTTCGCGGTCGGTCCGCGCTCGGTGGCCTGGACCACCACGCCCAGCTGAACGACGTCCGAGCTCTGGCCCGGCGCAGGGTTATAGGTGCAGTCGTGCCATGCCTGACGTGCCGAGTTGATCTTCATGCTGCTCTCCCCTTCAGCTCTTTGGTCTTTGCCCGGTACCGAGCCTTGATCTCTTTCAGGTCGTCCACGGTGTATTTCTTCACCGATTGATCCGACTCCAGCTCGTCTACTGCCGCTTGACCGATCCGGGCAATGAGCCCGATCCGGTAATCCACGGCATTGCCAGACAAGAACCGATTGTCCTGTTTGCTCTGGGCGTGACAGTTGCGCTCGTCGAAGCGCAGGTGTGGGGCTGAGCCGACGCTGCGGTAATGCCCGGCATCTACGGCGTTACCGCTCCAGTCCAACGGCTTGCCGCTGGAGATGCAAAAGTGCCCGGCCAACTGGTCACGCCAGCGGATGTACTCGTTGAACGCCTGCTGCGCCTCCCGAAGGTGATCGCTGCGGCTCTTCAGCTTCTCCTTGCGAACCTTGATATCGCGGCGTTCACGCTGGGCAATCGTTTTGCGCTGCTTCTCCTGTGCCTGGCGGGCCAACACGACAGCACAGTCCGGCGAGCACCATTTCTGAAAGCTGCGCGTCGGGGTGAAGGTTGCGCCGCAACCGGCGACACGGCAGCGCTTTGGCCGCATTGGCTTTTCGGCTCGAGGGATCACAGCCCACCCCCAAACTGAACTGCATTAGGGTTGGAGTGGTAGCTGTGCTCGAGCATGGTTGCGATAGCCCTGATGATGGCCTTAATGGTCTTCATGCTGGCACCTCGCGGGATTCAGCTTTCTCGGGAGCGAAGTCACCGCGCCCGGGCATCAGATAGCGGCTGTTGAAGAACGCCTTGGAGCCGCATCGAAACTCGACAATCCAGCCGTCTCCGCTTGCTCGAAAGATTTTGAACGGGGTCTCATCAGAGACAGATTCGATCAGCTCCACTGCCCAGCCTGCAGGAAGGTGCTCGCACGGCAGGAGCGTTAACGCCAGGTCGCCCGGCTTGAATTGATGGCTCATGCTGCCACCTCGCCCAGCAAGTCACCGAAGTACACGCCCTTGCTGCTGAAGTCCGCCACAATGCGATCGGTGTAGGCGATACCCTGGGCTCGGTTGAACAGGCTGGTCACCGGAAATCCATCCGGCCCGAGCAGCTTGCAGTCGCCCATCAGGCCGAGCTTCTCTTCGTAGTTCAGGTGCTTTGTGGTGCGGTGCCAGGCCGCGCGGTAGTCTTCGTCCTCGTTGATCAGGATCTGCACGCCGTGGTGAAGCTTGCAGTACTTGCGTGCGTCACTGGCGTCACCGATCGGGGTCATCTCGGCAATACGCTTGTAGAACGCGAACCACAATGCGTTCTGATCCAGTGTGCGGTCCTTGCCCGGGCGCAGCGAAACCACGACGAACTTCTTGTCGCGGTACACGGCCGTCATGCGGGTGATGGCTTCGGTGAGCTTGGACTGGCAGTTGATGCTGATCTTGTCAGTCATTTGAACAGCACTCCCGAAGGCTTTGGAGCTACGCGCTCAACCTTGTGGTGCATGCCATAACCAGCTACCACGACGATGATAGTCAGGACGATCCAGATCCGGTTGGTCATGCTGTAGTCCTCCGCTTCTGAAGCTCTTCGACTGCCGCCATGTGCTTGATCAAGCGCTCGTTGAGGTCGCGACGCCCCTGGCGGCGACGGTGAGCCTCGACCAGCTTGCGTTTGGTGTTTTGCAGGTGCATGGCCTGCTTCAGCTCGCGGATTTTGAGAGCGACGTTTGCTGACGGCTTCGCTAGGGTGCCGGTCAGCAGGCCGGCGATGGCGCGACCGTCTTCGGTGACTGGCTCGTGGTTCATGTCGGCGATCAGCATATGTGCACGCTCTTGCGGAATGCGCTTAAGCTCGGCGGCCTTGTTGATTGCTGCCACGCGGCGGCCAGCGTCAAACCCGAGCGATATGCGCCAGTTCACCGCCTGAGCGGTGGTGCGAGCCTCGGTGACGAACCGGTCGTAAGCGCTGATGAACGCCATGCGCGCGCCGATCTTGTCCCCTGCGTCCAGCACCGGACGGGCAGCATTCAGGGCCAGTTGGATTTCGTCGGTCATCACGACAGTGTCGAATTCATCGTTCGAGGCCAGCGCGATCGCCCATGCCTCATCGCGGCCTGGACGGCCATCCTTGACTTCGATCCGCTGCAGAATCGCTTGCAGCGAAAGCTTGCCAGCCACTTCGCGACGGCAAGCCTGCAGCGCGTCGATCAGAGTCCCGGCGTCGTAGATTTCAAGATCATTGGCGATCATCGCGGCGGCAGTGGCCGACAGAGTCGAACCCATCGCCTCGGCCGTCGCGCAAAGTGCGTCAACCAGGCCCAGCTTATCGGCGGAGGAAAGCATTCTGGACGCCCCCGTTCAGGAGGATCGCCTTGGCCTGTTCGGCAGCGTTCATGTTGGCCTGGGTGTTTTCCATCTGGCGGGCCGTAGTCCCGTTCATTTGGGTCTTAGTGGCCCACTGGGTGTGATAGGCCTCGGCCTTGGCGATCAGGTTGGTCAGGCTGTGGCAGTCGTTGATCAGGCGGGCGTCGTTGATGGTCAGGTAGTACGCCGCGACACTGTGGGCGACATCGATGCCGAGACGGTCAACCAGCTTGCCGAGGATTCCACCAGCGGTAGCGTTCCAGACCGGCCAGCACTGGTAACGCTTGCGGTAGGCCATGGCGTAGTTGGCCCATGCCTTGAAGGTTTTGCAGGTCTGGTCTTTGGGGCCCGGCATGTCGGCAGGGATCTCGACACGGGGAGCGTCTGGGCGATCCACCACAAGCACCAAACTCCCGGACTGGGTCGGCAGCGCCGCACCCTCCGGCAAGTCCTGACTTGTACCCTGATTGGTATCCTGATGATTGGTATCCTGATTTGTCGGAGATTTTTCCGACCCTTGCTCGGATTTTTTTCCGACCTTGCTCGGAGATTTATCCGAGGTAGATCGGATATTTTTCCGACCTTTGTTTTCAGGTGGGGTCGGATATTTTTCCGACCCATCGAGTTTCTGGTTCCATTCGGCAGCTTTCGCGGTCAGGCGGAAAAGCGTGATGTTCGAGGTGCTCGACAACTGGATCAAACCTGCTTCGTCCAGCGCCTTCAGCATGCGGTAAGCGGTGTCAGGTTTATCCGTGAGCAGCGGGAGTTCTTCGACGATCTTCGCCTTGCTCAGCGCAAAGAAAACGCCGTCGTCAGTGGTGACCGGCTTGGTCCAGCTCGGGCAGCCGTAGATGAAGGCGAACAGCAAGGCTTGCTGAGAATTCAGCCCCCACTCCAACGCTTTCACCTGGTTGATGGTTACGGTGAATTGCATGTCAGGCCTTCCCGACCAATTTGGCCAATTCGAGGAAGCGATCGACGTACCAGTGAGGCTGCGTTTCGCGGGGGGATTGGGGGCTGGTGAGGTTCTTGCCGTAGGCGAGGCCCTTATCAGTGATCGACCAGAACGGAACGACCTCCTGCTTCGAGTTCTTGCGGGTCAACACCTTGAGGTAGCCGGCGGCTTCGAGCTTCTTGTTGAAGGCCACGACTGAGCCGCCCAAACCGAAGTCTTTCAGCAGTGCGGTCGCAGACTTAGTTGGCATGGAAGAGCCGCCAGCAGCATCCGGTGCAGCGTCCACGGCATAGCCTGGGAGAAACTTCGGATCGAGGCCGTTGTTCTCGGCGATCTTCGTCAGCATCAGCATCTGGCTGGACGGCGCAGGCTTCAGTAGGCGCGTGAAGCATTCCATGATGGCGATTTCGCCGATCACCTTCGTTCCGTTGGCCGTGACGGCCTCGCGTGACGCCGACTGCTGCTCAAGTTCGTGCCAGCGACGGATCACCTTCATGCGCATCGGTGCGCTGTAGCCGGTCAGCAGGCAGTCAGTGTGCTCACGATCAAGCTGGTACTGGACCTGCTCACGGTTGCGACCGTCCAGATAGATGTCCTCAAAGTTGAGGACATCTGCCTTCAGCTCTTTGAGCATGGCGATGATGTCGCGCTTCACATTGTCGTGACGCTTGCCCGTGATGTTGGCGATCTCGCGTGAAGACATCGTGCGCGCCACGTTTTGCTCATTCTGAAAACGTGGCGCGGCTTGTGGGGTGTTGCTCAAAATCTGGTGGCTGTGCATACTTGCCTCACTCGTTTTGCAAATAGCCACCCTGTCCGGTGGCTTTTTTGTGCCCGGAATTCAGGAAACGATTTTCAGGCGACCTGAGGTCATCAACTGCTCGGCCTTGCGCCCCAGCTCCCCTGCCCGCGCCTCAACCTGACGGCACTGCTTGGCGAATGCTGGGAGATGAGGAAGGTCCTGCTCGCACATCACCTGGTCGTCGAAGACTTCACTGCCGGTGTCGATCACATCGCCCAGAGCGCGGATCAGCGCGCCAAAGCTCTTGTTTGCACACAGGTCGCTGTCCAGGTGGCGAGCGCCGATCAGGCCGTGACGCCCTGCAAGCTCATTGATGCAGTGGTCGCGATATTCAGGAATCAACGCATCCACCCAAGCCTCTTCCAACCAAGACGGCATCTCCTGATCACCAGAGAGCCACCGCTGAACGCGCTTCAACCAACGACCGGTAGCCTTGATGAACTCACCGGCATCACCGGTCAGCGCTTCACTGTTGAAGTTCGGAACGTCTTTCTGCTTGGCCTTGACGGGAAGTGAGCGCCAGAGCTCCACGCTGAGTGCTTGAGCGAAATCGTCCTGGCTCAAACTGGTACGAGCGATCTGGTTTTGAGCGTGAGCAATCAGCACCTGATCGCGGGTTTGCTCTGCATGTCTTGGACTGGACGTTTCCATGGGGCTCTCTCGTTCGTATTCTGGGTTCATGCCAATTCGCTATCACTGATCAGGGACGCATCCATGACCGACTCTTCCGAACTGCAAGGCGAGATAACCGCCCTCTGTTGCTTTGTGGGTGCCTTGGCATCCACCCTTCCGCTGTCCTCTCAGATGAGGCTCTGGCCTGCGTTCGAGCAGAAGGCCAGTCAGTTGCGTGAACAGTTGAGCGATGAAGCTCTGCGCGGCTTCGAACTGGCGACGATCTCGCTTAGCTCGAAGCGCGGTTAGGCGGCTGTTTTGGTGGTCTTGCCCGGATGGGCTTCGGCGAGCAGCCAGGTAGCTTCAAACGGCTTACCGTTCTTGGCAGCCAGATCGGCAATGCGCTTCGAATAATCGGTTTCACCCGTGTACTCGGTGCGCGGTAGTGAGTCAGCGGAAAGCCACTTGTAAACCGCGCGAGGACTCACCTCGCAGGTCGCGGAAACCGCTGGCACGCCGCCTGCGTCATCGATGCATTTCTTTAGCGGGGTCATGTGGCCTCCGAGTGGAATATGAACTTGCAGTACATATTATGTCGGAACTGAAAGTACATGCAAGGCCATGCGATATTGAACCTATGGTTCAAATAGAAGAGATTCGCGCCGCGTTTGCCTCCCGCCTCAAAAAATCACTTGCCGAGAAAGGCATTGATCAATGGGGAGCGGGTGCTCGCCTCGCTGAAATGACAAAAGTCACTCCCAAAGCGGCCAGCAAATGGCTCAATGGGGAGTCGATACCAGGGCCGGCGAAAATGCAGGCCATTGCCGAAAATCTCGGCGTCAAGATTGAGTGGCTGCAACATGGCTCGGGCGACGGGCCTGGGATGCTCGTCGATCAGCCCGTGGTTGGAGATTCCTTGACTGCCGCAGACAAGATCCGCGAGATGCTTGCAGGCAAGAAGCTGGGCGACGATCGTCTGCAAAAGCTTCTGTCGGTGGCTGAAGGAACTGATCAGGACGACACCATCGAAGTGCTGGTGAACGATGCCTACAAGCCTGGTATAGGCAAGGTCGGCGATGAGGTGTGGATCGCACACTATGACGTACGCGGCGCGCTGGGCGGCGGCGAGGTTGCTCATGACTTCCCGGAAATGCTCCAGGACGTGCGGGTCAGCCCTTCCCAACTCAGATCGATGGGCGTTGAGTTCAAAGAGCACTATCACCTGAAGGTGATCACGGGCTGGGGCCAATCGATGACGCCGACAATCAAGCATGGCGACCCCTGCCTGGTTGACATCAGCATCAAGGAATTCATCGGCGACGGGATCTACTACTTCTCATACCAAGGCTTTCAGTACATCAAGCGCCTGCAGATGAAGGGAAAGGACAAATTCAAGATGATCTCGGACAACCGTAAGCATAAGGCCGAGGACATCTTCATCGACGAGACCTACATACAGGCGCGCGTCCTGTTCGTGTGGAATGGGAATTTGGTCTGACCCTCGAAGGCAACAGCCCCAGGCTTTCGGACGGACTGCCTCAGGCTTAAATAGACAGATCAACGCATGGAAGCAACAATGGATGACATGAGCAAAGCAACGCTTCAAATCGTATATGACGGTCCAGCACTTCAGTCGCATGAGATGGAGGTGCGTGACCTTGCGCCCGCCCTTTTAGCTTTGGGCGAGCTCTTTGAAGAAGCCAACGCTACCCTGAATGATGGCCGGTCTAAGGTGTCCGTTTCCGTTAAAGGCTCATTCAAAACTGGATGCTTCGCGATTGACCTTGGCGTCACCCAAAGCTTGATTCAGCAGGCACAAGACCTGTTCGCTGGTAACTCAGTCACGGCCGCTTTGAATCTGATCGCGATCTTAGGGCTGACAGGAAGTACCTCAAAGGGTGTGTTCCATCTGATCAAGTGGGTTCGCAACAGAAAGATCACCAACGTCGAGATCATGAGTGACGGCGTGGTCAAGGTTTACTGTGACCAAGACTATTTTGAAACAGAAGAAAAGGTGCTGGCACTCTTCAGGAACTGGCGCCTACGGAAAGCCTTCCAGGATGTGATCCACAAGCCGCTTCAAAGACCGGGCGTTGATTATTTTGCTGTTCGGGAAGATCGCGGCGACTTTGCTGCTGTGTCGGAAGCAGAGGCTGAGAATTTTGTCGCTCCCGAGCAAGAAGAAGAGCGACTTGAAGAAAATGACCGGATAGCTAGCCTGCAGCTTGTCAACGTCGCATTCAGGGATGAGAACAAGTGGCGATTTTATGATGGATCCTCCACGTTCTACGCGACCATTTCGGACGAAAGTTTTCTGCATGAGGTTGAACTGGGCGAAACCAGGTTCGGCAAGGGTGATCTTTTAAAGGTCATGCTTCGCGAAAAGAAGAGCATGGTCGGCGAGCAATTGAAAGCCGAGCATGAAGTCGTAGAAGTTATTGAGCATCGCCGTGCTGGTATTCAGCTCAAGCTCCCGATAACGCCGATTCAGTGACAAAGCCCGGCCCAGCGCCGGGCTTTTCGTGTCAGCCCTTCCTTAACCTCCGTGCGTTGCAGTATGATCTCTTCATGGCTCGGGAAAGCCTGCGGTCCGCGCTCGCAAAGCTAATGCATCCCTAACCCTATCAGTGTGTTTAACCCCAAGGCTTGGATTGCGGACGTCTACATATGCTGCCAATGGAGTTACACATGACCAGCCTTCTCTCAGACATTCAAATCGCTGAACGTACCCATGTTCACAATCAGCTAAAGCGATCGATAAAAGCTACGCATAAGACTTCTGAAAGTGAACTCTCACTGATGCAGCACCAAAACCTGGTAGCAAGGTCATTGGGTTACCCTGCTTGGAATCTCTTGGTCGAGGATATTCTCGACTGCGCGCCCGGCCATTTTTCGAATTTGGTGGGGCTATGCGAATTTAAAGGTCTGATCGAGCCATCTGACGATGTGGACTTTGATGAGTTTTGGTTTGACGGTGCAGCCGACTCATAGAAGCAGCACCTGCAGGCATCGCGCTAGAAATTGCTAGATACTGACACCGTAGCCCGCCACTAGAGCGGGCTTTTTTGTGTCTGTCAGAAAGGTGCAGGTTCTTCTGCTTCAAATGGATCCGCCACCTGCACAGGCTTTTCGTCATCCTCTGACGGCTCCCACCTCAGCGTAATCGAGGCGTCTTCGTGATTGTGGGTCAAGTCGATCCCGTCCGCTTCTGAGATCGCGTTCACGATCTCGTTCCACTCCCTCTCCCCGTCCGTGTCCAGTCGATGAATCCTCACTTCGCGCCTTTCCTGGGCTATCGGATGATTGATCATCGACGACACGCGCATGGTAAGCCGCTCCATAGGGCTGATAGTCGCCGGCCCTGAACTCTTCTTGTTGCCTTGCTGCGCCATAAACACCTCCTCAGCTAATGCTGTATATCCATCCAGTATTCGACGGCGAGCATAACGAACCTTAGGTTCATCGTAAATCCCATTTCGAACTCTGATTCGTGAAGCAAAACCGTCCACGGGAAAAAAATATGTACTATTGGTACTTGACGCAAAGTGAACCGTTAGTTCATATTTGACCCGTCGCAGCGACACACCGCTCCGAACCGCTCTTTAACAACCAGCGCCATGAACGACTACCCGGCCAAACCGGTTAGGTCACTCCCGGCACCATCGGTGGGAGGTCAGTAAACCGAAGGAAACAAACCGCTGCGCTTGTGAGGCGACCGGCGCCAGATGAAAGCCATTGAGGGGCTGATTCTGGCGAGGTGATGACCGAACTGTGCGAATGACCCTGACGGGCGCAGTGAGTGACAAAACCGAGAGATTCACTGAAGCACCTGGGCGACCGGGTGCTTTGGGAATCCACTGGAGGCAACAACATGAGTACGTCCCCATTTGAAGCAAGCGACGAGACGGTCAGCGAAGCAGCAGCGTCCTGCGCAAGGCTGTTGGAAAAGTGGTTCGGTGGCGTCGACGAGGCGATTGCAGCACTTGAAGCCGACCCAGCCGACTTGGCTGATCTTGTGATGCGCAGCCACATCAAGCAGCGCCGCGACATGACCGTCCGGACGCACATGAGCATTCACGCATTTAGCCGTGAGATTTTGCGAAAGGTCGCCTGAACCATCCTGCTGCCCATTCCCAGAGTGCGCAGTGGGATGCGGAAGACTTCTGCACCGCGCAACGCGGCCCCCTGCATCACCCCTATCCCACAACGACCGCATCGACAGGTGCCCGCGTGCTTCACGGCACGGGCTTGGTCACCTGCGCGGGCACCTGATCAATGCGGTCTACCTGCTCGCCACGGAGGCAGCTATGAACTCATTCGCAAGGGCGCAAGCGCGCTGGGACAACATGCAGCCGGATGACGACTCCGGGCGTGAAGAAGCGGCGCGAGTCTGGATTGAAAACACGGCTGAGAACCTGATGCGCGGATGTGACCTGGTGATTCGGCGTCGGTTTTCGGCGCCGATCATGGTCGAGTACTCGGCGTATCTGAACGCGGTTCAGCTGTATTTGAATCAGTGCCAGATCGATGGCGACGACTCAGAAGACTGGTTCGCCCAGTTGGTCATCGCTGCTATCAGCGGCGGACCAGTCAAGACCTTTGGCGAAGCGCTGATCGGCGAAGGCGAAACGTCGATGGGCAAGCTGTTCGATATCGCCGTTGCGCTGGTTGAGCCCCACGCCGAGGCAGGTCTCCAGGCTGAAGCAGAGGACTCCGATTTATGAGCCCGCACATCTTGATCGACGTCGCACTTGAGGGCCTCGCCGATGACGACTGCCCGCCCGGTAACGAGGTTCTGGTCCAGAAGATCATCACAGGGATGCTGACCGACTGCCTTATCACCATCCCCGAATTCCACCATTACTGTGAGCGCCTGGTGAGAATTCTCCAGCGGCGCGGGAGGCTTGCGGCATGAGCACGCCAATCGTGAAATCTCTGATCGACGAGCAGATCGAGGATGTACAGCAGTGCGTTCAAGTGCGCGGCGTCATCCAGTTGCGCCGCGACATGCTGGTGTCTGAGCTTGAGCATCCGATCAAGGCTGACTGGCTGAAGCGTCGGCCAATGCCAAAGCCGCGGCCTTGCCCATGATCTCTGCGCAGCGCCGCCGGCGCATTGTGTTCTGGCGCGGATCTTTGCCAGTCCTTGCCGCCTTCACCGTTCTGATGTTGTCGCTGTCGCTCGCTGACCGCATCACTCAGTAACCCCTCCCCCATTCTATCGCAGCGCCCCGGTAACGGCATGGCGCAAGGAGCTTCCGTGTCTGCACATAACCCCGCGCCAGTGGCGCACGAGCAACAGCTTCACATCATTCCGCACGCGGCGACCAGCACCAGTGCGCTCGTGCTGGATGGTGACAGCCTCGACAAGATGATGCGCCTGGCGGACGTCATGGCCACCGGCCGCGCGACACTGCCGAAGCACTTCAATGGCAACTCCGCCGACTGCCTGGCTGTGATCATGCAGTCTATGCAATGGAAGATGAACCCCTTCGCCGTGGCGCAGAAAACGCACCTGGTGAACGGTGTCCTCGGCTACGAGGCACAGCTCGTAAACGCTGTAATTACCACCTGCGCGCCGGTCGTAGATCGCCTGCATTACGAATGGTTTGGCGACTGGGAAAAAGTGATCGGCAAGTTCACGATCAAGACCGGCGACAAAGGCGAGTACCGCGTCCCAGGCTGGAAGATGCAGGACGAGGAAGGCTTGGGCGTGAAGGTCTGGGCCACCTTCCGCGGTGAAGACGAGCCTCGCGTGCTGGAATTGCTACTAGCGCAAGCGCGCACTCGCAACAGCACTCTGTGGGCCGACGATCCCCGTCAGCAGTTGGCCTACCTGGCCACCAAGCGCTGGTCCCGCCTCTACTGCCCTGATGTGATCCTCGGCGTTTACAGCCCTGATGAACTGGAGGAAAGCGCCCCGCGTGTTCGCGACGTCTCTCCGACTCGTGGAGCGGAGCCCGCCGGCCTGCCGCCCTACCCCGAGGACAAGCTCGCTGAGAACCTGCCCAAGTGGCAGAAATCAGTCGACGCTGGCAAGTCCTCGCCCGAGCACCTGATCGCAACCATCAGCAGCAAATACACCCTGAGCGAGCAGCAGATCGAGCAGATCAAAAACCTCGCGCCCATCGAAGGAGAATCCGCATGAAGATCCATAACGTCGCCCAGGGAACTCCCGAGTGGCATGCGCTGCGCGCCAACTATCACACTGCATCCGAAGCGCCCGCCATGATGGGTGACTCAAAGCAGATGAAACGCACCGAGCTGCTGCACGCCAAGAAGACCGGGCTTGATCGGGACATTTCGTGGTGGGTCCAGAAATACCTGTTCGATAAAGGCCACGATTCAGAAGCGCGCGCTCGGCCGATCCTTGAAGCGCGTATCGGCGAAGACCTCTTCCCAGTTGTCGGCACCGAAGGCGACCTGCTCGCGTCCCTGGACGGCTGCACCATGCTTGGCGAAATTCTGTTCGAGCACAAAATGTGGAATGAACAGCTCGCCGCTGACGTGCGCGCCGGCGATCTGGACGCCCATTATTACTGGCAGCTGGAACAGCAACTGCTTGTGTCCGGCGCTGAGAAAGTGATTTTCGTCTGCTCCGATGGTACTGAGGAGAACTTCGTCTCGATGGAGTACTTCCCCGTTCCCGGCCGCGCCGAAAAGCTTGTTGCAGGCTGGAAGCAGTTTGAAGCCGACCTCGAAACGTACGAGCCCGTCGAGGCCGCCCCAGAGGCAGTAGGCACTGCGCCGGAAACCCTGCCCGCTCTACGCATCGAAGTCACCGGCATGGTGACTGCCAGCAACCTTGAACAGTTTAAGGCTCGGTCATTGGCCGTCATTAGCGCCATTAACACCGACCTGCAGACCGATCAGCACTTCGCTGACGCGGACAAAACTGTGAAATGGTGCGGCGAAGTCGAATCGAAGCTGGCAGCGGCGAAACAGCACGCCCTCAGCCAAACAGAGTCGATCGACCTACTCTTCCGCACAATCGATCAGATCAGCGAACAAACTCGGACAAAGCGTCTGGAGCTCGAAAAGCTGGTCAAGGCTCGGAAGGTTGCGATTCGCGATGAGATCGTCACAAAGGCACAAGCAGCTCTAAGGGCGCATATTGACCATATCAATGCATCGCTGGGCGGCCGCGTGTTGCTGCCTCAAATCTCATCTGACTTCGCCGGCGCCATCAAAGGCAAGAAGTCGATAGCTAGCCTGCGCGACGCTGCCGAAAGCGAACTCGCCCGCGCGAAGATCGATGCCAGCCAAAAGGCCGACGCGATCCGCCTCAACCTCGCCAGCCTGGCTGAACTGGCCGTCGACCATAACTTTCTGTTCAACGACATTCAGCAATTAGTCATGAAGGCCAACGATGACCTCGTGACGTTGATCAAGGTCCGCATCGACGAGCATAAGAAAGCCGAGGAAGAACGGCTGGAGAAACAGCGCCGGAAGATCCGCGAGGAAGAAGCCAAGAAGCTCGCTGATGCCGAGGCCGCAAAGGTTGCCGAGCAAAACAAGGCCGCTGAGCAAGCAGCATCGGCCCTACCGGCTTCGACACCAATGTCAAAAACCCAACCTGCGACGCGGGTATCGACGGTACCGCCATCTGCCAAGATACCGCCGACGCCAATGAAGCTCGAAGCTCAGGTGACCGATCTCGAGGCGCTGGTTAAGGCTGTCTACGAAGGCCGTGCCCCGATCTCGGTGCTTACCGTCAACTGGGGCGCACTCGACGACCTCGTTCACATTCACGGCGCAGAATTCAGCATGGACGGGGTGGTCCTGCAGCAGGTGGCCGCATGATCAGCTTCAGCCTAAGTCCTGACGCTCCAACCCTCACCAAGTCAGCCGAATTCGCCGCCGCGATGGCGGCTTATGAACAAAGCGGCGGCCGAATTACCCAAGGCGCCTGCTTCACCGGCAAGCCGATCCCGCCCAAGCGCCGGGACTGGATAGACCCTGAAACGGTGCTCAAGCGCAAACCACCGCGCATCTCGGCAGCGGAGCGCAAGCGCCTCCGGCAAATGGCGGAGGCGATATGAGCAAGCGCAAGGCGAACAACATGCGCGTACGCATGGAGCGCTCCCTACGTGCCATGCTCAGCACCAATCATGTTTGCGTGGTGAACATTGACCCTAGCGGCAAGCAGCGAATGTTCAACTGGAAGAACTGCAAACCTATCCTGGTGCGAAAGGTTGCTGATGCTGTGTGCGACATTGCGCATCACTGGACGATCTACATCAGCTGCATGTGCGCTCGGCAGGATGGCAGCGAATACCTGAAGTCGGTGGAAATCGCGCCGATCGGGATCTACCTTGCCAGCCAACTGACTGAGGCGATCGAGCACCACTACACCGAGCTGCGCGACAGCTGCAACGCTCAGCACCTGGTCGCTTATGGCTGGATTGCGATTCCCGCAGATGTTTCGCTTGAGGAAAGCCAAGCTGCGAAATTGTTCGTCGCGGCTGGTGCCTGGAATCAGGACAAGGTGGCCGCGTGAAGCGCATCAGCAGACTTGTCGCCCAGCGCCGGCGGCAGGAACACATTCATTTGCCACCGAGTGGCCTTACCGGAGAATGCCATGGCAGCAAAAACGCCCAAGCAGCGCCAGCAGGACAAGCGCGACCGGGACAAGATGTCGAAGGAGGAACGCGAGGCTCGCCTTCTGTCACGGCGCATCGTCACGGACCTTTATCACAACGATGACGCCGCGCTGAAACGGGTGATGGCCCGTGCTGATATCGGAGAAGAACAGGACATCCTGTCCAGGTTGATTCGCGGCGCTGACCGGATGAGTGACGAACAGCTCGCGGATCACATCCGCATTGCGTGACACTCGGCCGTCATGCTATGCCGTGCATATGTCGGATGATACTGAGAAATAACTCCCCTCAGCTCGGGCAGTGGCGCGGCTCACCGACCCAGCTAAAGGATGCCAGTGCTCGCTCAAATATAGCGACAAGATTATTCAGCGACGCTGGGGAGATATCGAGTTCTCCAACTGTACCGTCCTCGAGAGTCGCGCAGTAGGTATCGCCATTAAGCGTATTAAGAATCACCACGCCTCCTGGCGAAGATACGATCCCTATATCAAATTCCTTCAATGCGATAGCACGTTTCTTACGATCCAGCTTACGCAACCTATCCTCAATGTGATGTGAGGTGTCTCTAAGACTACGGAGGTCCGGAAATGCTTCGAGAAACATATTGTGCGAAATTTGTAGCTCTGATGGGGCTCCTTCAAGCTTCATGAGCACTGCGAGCACTTTCTCGAACGAATCCAAGGCGTATACAAAGGATTTCGCGCAGATGAGTGCTCTGAATCTAGGAAAGTGAAACGGTATAGCACCAGCAGCCCATCTTTCATTTTTATAAATATGCTCTACCTTCATTCGGATATCTTCTGGAGAGCTCCCCTCGGTGACCTCGTTCAGGAATATTTCTTTGTAGATCGCGACTCGTCTTTCGTTGCCGCTTCCTAAACGATCCGATGGTGGTTCACATCTGACTTGTTGAAAAAGATTGAGTGCCGAATTAGCTTCATAGACCAATTGCTCAAGGCAATCGATTAGCTCAATCGAAGCGCTGTTCAAGCCCGCATCAATATTTGTGAGACCCATCCCTGGGATCAGAAACTCAGCGATATACATTTTCAATCTCGGTGAAAGGCATCTCCGGGCCCTGGATCGGGCCATGCCGGTCACCACGTATAGCCTACCACCAACCTATTTGCCACCGAACTTTCGGAGGCTTAATACCGAGCGGAGATCGTGTGGCACACCAAAACCGCCGTGGCTGCGCTACATTTTTGTCCGAAGAAAGACTTCCACTTCAGTGAGGCGATCCTTAAACCGCAGACCGAAAGCATTTTCCTGGCCATCAGCATACAAAACGCCCTTATGCTCGACCCAAGCCTTCGCATAAAGCTCCCTTGTTTCGGCATCCACTGCCGGATCCATCGCAGAAGTGTAGCGCCTGGCTACAGTCCACCATTCGTCTTTCATAGCAACCAACGCGCCAACCAATCCATCAACTTCGTGGCCCCAAAGCGCCTTGGCTTCCAAAAGGTAAGCGCGAACCGGAGCGAGTGAGTTATCAATGGCGCTCAAACGAGCCCGGTAAATCGAGTAAGCGAAAGCGTACCGTTTGCCTGGAACTGGCGAGCCAGCGAAGCGAGAAGCCTCTTCCTCGCTCAGTTCGCTCAGACTCATACCTATGTCTCGAGCAGCGTTAAGGGTTGCTTCATATGAGTAGATGGCAACCAGCAACTTTCGTGACAACTCATGGTTCGCGGTACCCCGCAATTGCTGCTTCCATGTCTTCAGCCCTAACCAGCCAAATACGACACCAGCCACAACTGTACATACGCTTGCGACCGATCCAATCACGGAGGCGACATCCTTAGTTACTTCCCACTGAACCTCAGTGAACGTCAAGCAAAGATCCATAGCGAACTCCCCAAAACCTTATGCTCGCCTTATTCAACCAAATTGCCACCATCCGACATGCATGGAACATTGTCATGAGTGAATTCATCGTGATCATTCCACCGCAAGCATATCGACCGCCCTTTCTATTTCCAATATTGCTTGCGAGACATACCAGCTGCCATAAACCCGATCAACGATAAGAGCTTCTGCCGCTCCCCCGGCCAACGCTTCCAGGTCGACACCCTGTTTTTTTGCCGTGGCCAGCAGCGACTTCAATGCGATCCCAAGTGCAACTTCCCGTTCCTCGCCCATGACGCTCTTGATTCCTGTGGTGTGTAAGCCCCAACTTATCGATTTTCGTCAAGATCGAGCACGTCTGCAGCAATTTCGATCTCCCTGATAGCGGCAGCGATAGAAGGAGAAACGTTGCTGGGCACGAGCGTAAGCGACTCGATTGCCTTTTCACAGAGCTCGTCGACATCTACATAGAGCCCGCGCGCGGCAGTGAGCACCGCCTCAAGCGCTATCGAAAGAGCCAATTCCCGGTTTTCGCTCATGACCTTCTCCCTTCCTGTGGAGCGGTAAGCGTAGGTCAAATGGATGCTCAGTCCAACGGCTGAACCTTCCACCGATAATAGGAATAAAGGTGCACCCTGCAATCGTCTGATTTCTTCTCCTTCTCTTTGACCTGCAAGCGGAATTTTGCACCGACCCGACTCGACTCTCTGAAGCTTTTCGCGCACTCAACCACGAGAGTAGGCGGGTATTTCTGACCAGGGAGAGGTCGTGCGCGATTCTCGCCTCTTCTCTGATCGAAGAAGATTTCAACGTCGAGCAATTCGTACTGGCTCACAAAGGCCGCTCCATCAGCATTCGAACAATCACCAATACCTCACTTCCACGAATCACGCCACTGGCGAGGATCAGCGATGTCCCAAATATTGAAGCCTCCTACCATGGTCAGCTACGGCGCCGGGACCAACAGCACCGCCATGCTTGTGGAAATGGTCCGGCGCGGCGAACACGTCGACCTCGTCACATTTGCCGATACTGGCGGCGAGCGCCCTGAGACCTATGCCTACGTCGAAATGTTCAGCGCCTGGTTGGTCGAGCGTGGGATGCCGCACATCTTCACTGTGAAGAAAGGCGGTCGCGAAGAAACGCTCGAAGAGAATTGCCTGCGGATGAACATGCTGCCAAGCGTGGCTTACGGCTTCAAATCCTGCTCAAAGAAATTCAAGATCGAGCCGCAGGAGAAGTTCGCGAACAATCATTCGCTGACACTTGCCGCCTGGGCAGAGGGATTGAAGGTGGTGAAGTGCATCGGCTACGACGCTGGCGAGCCGCACCGAGCCAAGTTCTTCGAGGACAAGAAATACCAGTGGCGATACCCCTTGCTTGAGTGGGACATGGGTCGCGAGGAATGCATTGACTCCATTCGCTCCGCTGGCTTGCCGCTTCCTGGCAAAAGCAGCTGCTTCTTCTGCCCGAACGCCAAACCGCCCGAGATTCTGTCCCTGCCTGACGATCTGCAAAACCGCGCCATCGCTTTGGAGCGAAACGCAGCGCTGACCAGCATCAAAGGACTCGGCCGTCGCTGGCGCTGGGAGGACTTAATCGCGTCTGACCGACAGCAGATGGACATGTTTTCTCAACCGCCTGAAATGCCGTGCGGTTGCTATGACGGCGACGCCGCCTGATCACATCCCGGCATCACACGCCCTCAACCCCGTCATAATCCAGCGAATCAGCCGCAGCCTCAATCGCCGCACTGGCCTCGGCCACCTCTTCAGCTTCGAATGATCTGTCGCGCAGCATTGATTGAATTGCGGCCTCCGTAAGCTCGTCGACGTCTACATAAAGCTCTTGCGCTGCAAGCAACAACGCTTTCACCGCCATCCGCAAAACCTTTTCCCTGTCTTCGATCATCACTGTTTCCTCCCTGAGAAAATCGAGCTTAGACGATCGTAAGAAAAGCGCTGCTCAGTGGTTTGGAAACTGAGTTCGTTTGATGTCGTACGCCAGACGCTGGATTGTCGTTGCGGCCAAGATGCTTTGCTGGTCGTACCCGCCAGTGTCACCGAGCCACTCCACAGCGCCATCACAAAGCGCCTGTACATGAACCCCTTGCATTTTCGCGGCTTGAAGGATTGCTCTGATCGCGAGCTGCATTGCCAATTCCCTGTCTTCGCTCATGACCTTTTCCCTCCTGTGGAGCGTTAAGGATATAGAAACCAGATCCTAAACGTAGGATCTCAACTTAAACCCTTCCAATGGCTTTCCAGTTATCTGTGTACACAGCTTGTTCATTGCCGCTTCGCAGTCTTTGATAACATCCTGTCCATATTCTGCAAAGCTATCCCAGCCTCCTGGGTGATCGGGATTTTCGGAATATTCAATTAAGCTATCTCTAACATGCTTAACTTCCGCAAGCTCTTCGTATGCTCGTGAAACAGCTGAAAATATCTCAGCGTCAGCTTCGGCTAGACCAATAAAAATCTTTTCAAAAACCGACGTATGAATAGGCCAAAGCGGGCTAGAACCCCAACTGCCCTTAGTACGCATTGCGATCTTAAGCCCTCCTGACGAAAGCTTTGAGATCTCCACAGATTTCAAGTCAGGATCAGCTAATTCGGACATTACACCTTTCAAATGCTTTACAGACCACGCGTTCTTACGCAGCTCTTCGAGTATCAAAAGTTTGTATGCAGATATTTTTCTTTGCCTTTCAGTTTTCTTTTTGAATACGTCCAATATTTCTTTTAGCACGAAGATCAATACTGCACATACAACCGTTATTGGAAGAAAGTCCTTTAAAATCATTTTTTGCTCCGTTTGATAAATAGCCAAGTGAACTTGCTGAATTTTGCCATGAGGATAGAAATCTAGCATCCAGCCCCTGCTCCAGATTTCCTAAAGGGCCAAACCCCTTTCCCACTTCCACGAATCACGCCACTGGCGAGGATCAGCAGATCAACCTATACGGGCAGCTCAACTGGATCGCCGAACCTGCACAATCGGCGGCGAAGGGATCAGGGTCTGTTTTTGAAAAAACGTTGGGAGCTCACGCGTTACGACTGAGTAGTATAGGACTGGGCGGGAAATATGGTTTCAGCTAGAACGACTATCCCCCCTTGGCCCATTCCTTCCGGGAGCTTTATGAAAGCAAATTTTACTGATCCCTTGCTCCCGCTTTGCTTTAAATAGCTCACGGTAATAGTCGCTGTCTCACCTAAAGGAATGACCGTAGGTGAATAAAATTTTTTTGTCATCCCGGATGGCAAATTTCCAAGGTCAGAGCCTCCCAAATTCTCAGGCTTACCTGAATAGTCCCAGCTTATGAAGGTTTTTGTACATGAAACACCTTGATTGGATATCTCAAACGAATTCGTGTTGTCCCTAACCGTTGGGATGTAGACGATATCAAGAATAGGTTCTAACGCCTTCTCTTGCCGCTCTGAAGCAATCTTCTGGTATTCGACGGAACTCTTTAGCTCCTCTGCCTGTATGCGCAAGGCATTAGAACTGATCTTTAGTTCTCTCCCCTGCTGAATATACCCTAGGACTAGCCACCCAAATGCAACTGGTCCAAAAACACCGGCAAAGAAGTCGCCATACTCATTTAATTTCATTACCGCTAGGTCTTCGTAGCGATCAGCCATCAACAAGATTACAAATCCTATCCAAAGAGCGGTTAGATACCCCGCCCACCATTCAATAGATCGCGTCATCCAGAACAAAGACTGTTTTTTTTTGCAAAGCAATATCCAACTAAGCATCTGACCACCTCTGCCGATTAAGGGTGCTGATATACCCCACTCCCCCTCGAATTGCCATACCTCAGTTCGATGTGCCGCCGACGTTTGGAGCATTTATGACCTCATTTCAAAAAAAACACCCTTCCGATTTCAAAACGCAGTACGGCCTTGGCTTCGACCCGCAAGACGATGAGATCGTCGTGGACTTCTTCTGCGGCGGTGGCGGCGCCGGTACCGGTCTGGAGATGGGACTGGGTCGCAAGGTGAACGTGGCGAAGAACCACAGCCCCAAAGCAATCAGCATGCACACCGTCAACCACCCGGGCACTAAGCACTTCACCACCGACGTGTTCGAGGGTGATCCGGATACTGAGTGCGGCGGCAAGGCGGTCGGTTGGTTTCACATGTCGCCTGACTGCACGCACCACAGCCAGGCGGCGGGAGGACAGCCGCGAAAGCGTGAAATCCGCAACCTGTCGTGGATTGGCCTGAAGTGGGCAGGCAAGAAGAAGCCCCGAGTCATTAGCCTGGAAAACGTGAAGCAGATTTTGCAGTGGGGTCCGCTGATCGCCAGGCGCGACAAAGAGACTGGGCGCGCCATCAAGCTGGTGACGGTCCTGAACGCTAAGGGAAAGGAAGTCATCGAGAAGGTTGTCGCCGAACCTGGCGAGGTTGTCCCCGTAGGCCAGCAGTTTCTGGTGCCTGACCCGAAACGCCGCGGCACTACATGGCGCCGGTTCGTCCAGTTGCTGGAAGGCATGGGCTACGCGGTGGAGTGGCGCGTGATCAAGGCCTGCGATTTCGGCGCGCCAACCAGCCGGGAACGCCTGTTCATGATCGCCCGTTGCGATGGTCAGCCGATCGTGTGGCCAGAGCCGACCCACGCCAAGAAGCCCGGCAAGGGGCAGCAAAAGTACCGAACCGCCGCCGAGTGCATCGACTTCAGCGACCTGGGAAAAAGCATCTTCGGGCGCAAAGACGAACTGGCCGACGCCACCAAGCGCCGGATCGCCAAGGGCATGAAGAAATTCGTCGTCGACAACCCGGCGCCGTTCATTGTGCCAATCGCGAACTGGTCAACCGAGACTGTTCAATCGTTGGATGAGCCGCTGCGCACAGTCACGTCATATCCGAAAGGCGGTTCGTTCTCTGTCGTCAGCCCAGTGATCGCGCCAGCGACACACCAAGGCAGCGACCGTATCAACGACCCACTCGAACCTCTACCGACTGTGACCTGCGCCAACCGCGGCGAACTGACATTGATCAGCCCTACTCTCGTGCAAACGGGTTACGGGGAACGCGACGGCCAGCAGCCGCGCACGCAGGATCTGGATCAGCCTCTCGGAACCGTAGTCGCCGGAGGCGTGAAACATGCGCTTGCCGCTGCGCACCTGGTCAAATTCCGATTCGACGATGAAGGCAAAGCGCTGGACGAACCGCTGCCGACCATAACCAGCGGCGGCAATTACCAACGTCCAGCCGGTGCCGCGCACGCCATGGGCATCGCTACAGCCTTCATGGCGCAGATGAATGGGGGTTTCAACACAACCGACGCAAAAAGCCTTAACGATCCGATGACCACGGTGACGAACACCGGCAGCCAGCAGCAGCTGGATACCGCAAGCCTCCTACATCTGCGCGGCAACTGCGATGCCCGGGCGGCGGATGAGCCCCTGCACACTGTCAGCGCTGGCGGCACGCACCACGGCCTGATGACCGCGTTCATGGAACGTCAGTTCGGCGCCAGCGTCGGCCAAGACCTTTACGACCCGGCACCGAGGATCACAGCGGGCAGCGGCGGGAAGAGTTCGTTGGTCAGCTTTGAGCTATCGCCAGAACATGAGGAAGGTGCCCTGCGCGTCGCTGCGTTCCTGATCAGCTACTACGGCACCGAAAACATGAGCGGCTGCGATCAGCCTGCTCCGACGATCACTACCAAGGATCGATTGGGTCTGGTCACCGTCATGGTCAAGGGCACGCCCTATGTGATCGTCGATATCCGGCTGCGCATGCTGCAACCGGCGGAGCTGTACCGGGCGCAAGGCTTCCCGCCGGACTACATCATCACGCACGGCGCCGACGGCAAACCGTTCACGAAGACCGAACAGGTTCACATGTGCGGTAACAGCGTCAGCCCGCCACCGATGGCCGCCCTCGCCCGTGCTAACGATCCTTGGCGCGCTGCTCAAAGCCAGGCCGTCGCCGCCTGACCAACCTCACAGTAACCTCCAGAGGTTACATCTCGAAAAGTAACCCAAATGGGTTACAGGAAATCAATCCATTCGCATATATCTCAGCGGGCCGATGACGGGCCTGCCCGATTACAACTACCCGGCATTCAACGCTGAAGCCGCTAGGCTGCGCGCGTTGGGCTATGCAGTAGAGAATCCAGCAGAGAATCCCCTGCCCGCCGACGCGTCCTGGCACATGTGCATGCGCGACGCCATCCGCCAGATGCTGACCTGCGATGCCGTGGCGTTCTTGCCTGGCTGGCAGGCCTCACGCGGCGCCAACGTCGAAATCGAACTGGCCGGGCATCTCGGCATGGAAGTCATTCAAGCGAGCGGGATCGTTTCGCCGTGGGAGGGGTTATGAGGGGGATTACAGAGAGTTCAAAACCAAGCCCTCGACAAATGTTCGCCAATCTTGCTGATCGTCTTCCATTTCATCAAAGGAGTGATAAGAAAAAACACAGCAACTACGGAAAGTAGGATTTGGTTGAAGTCCCATTCCCAAGTCAGGTACATACTAACCAGAACAAAGGCGCCTATCAGAGGCAAAACAATCTTTACCTTTGTCTCGACGTTCATCTCGCTACCTCCTTGATTTGGTGACGAGCGTATAGATCGATTGCTGAGTCCGCAATAACCCCTCCCCACCCATCTATTGCCTGCTGTGCCTGAGCGCGGCGAGGAGCAACTGTGTGCGAAACAAAAGAACGCCCGATCCTGTTCTCGGCGCCGATGGTGCGCGCCATCCTGGAAGGCCGGAAGACGGTCACCCGGCGCGAAATCAAACCGAGCATGCGTAGCGCTGATACCCAATTCGAACTCCACCAACAAGAAAACGGCTCATGGCTTCCTCTGCATACGTTGGACGAAAGCTGCATGGATGAGCAAGGTACTGAGCATCCGATCAAATGCCCTTATGGCCAGCCAGGCGACCGGCTGTGGGTGCGCGAGACCTGGGCAGCCGATGCGCAACTCGACGCAGTTGCGCCACGCGATCTCAGCCAGGGTGAGCCGATTCTGTACCCGGCTGATGGCGCCATCCGGACAACCGGCTGCGCCATGATTTCACCGGGACGATACCGGCCCAGCATTCACATGCCGTGCTGGGCCAGCCGCATCCTGCTGGAGATCACCGACGTGCGCGTAGAGCGGCTGCAGGACATCAGCGACGCACAGATCGAAGCCGAGGGTATCGATCTCGAAGCGCTAGCCGACGGGCAGGAACGGTACGACATGTGTCATGCGGGCTCAGGCGCTGGCGGCAGGCCTACGCTGCTGAGCGCTTGGAGCGACCTGTGGCAATCCATCAACGGGCCTGAGTCTTGGGAGGCGAATCCGTGGGTGTGGTGCGTGAGCTTCAAGCAGGTTTCGCCATGACCAGCCGCGACCAATTCGAACAGGCCTACGCCGAGGACCATAACTGCACGCTGGCTTGGTGCCAATCACAGCGCCTGAGCAACGGCAGCTATGACGACCGCTTCATGGCCCGCGCTTGGCATTGGTGGCAGCGCGGGAAGGAGGCGGCATGACCTACTTGGTCTACTTCCCGCCCCAGTATGGAAACGCCGGGCGCTGGGCAGAGTGCACTGTCGATGACTTCGGCGTGTGGCGCTGCAATGGGATGTACATGCCGCCGCCGGCGAAAGATCGAATCAAGTAACCCCTTGCCCATCTATCCACATGCCTGCCGGTGTACGGCGAGCGCGATGCTTATAGGAAAAATCGGATGTTGATGGCGATGATGACTATTGCGGTGATCAGGCCTGGAGCGCCTGAAAGCCCCATGAAGACGAAGATGAGTAAGTTCAAGAGGCATGCCAAAGCCGACAATAGAACGAAGGCCGATCCTTGCCAGTCGCCTATCAGCCACTGCCAAACTGGCCGAAGAAGCCAGGCAGCAATGAACACATACATCGTCACACCGTCTACGCGGCGAAATGCGCGCCAAAGCACTGGCCCAAGATGATCGTCTTCCCTTAACAAAATACGGCTCCCTTTTCGAAAGCCGAACCTTACCACTTCCGTTATCAATCTATCAGTCTGCCGGTGTACGGCGGGTGGGAGATACGCATGTCCAAAGAAAATCCGATCCACCAACAAGACCAAGCCTTGATCGAGCGCATCCACGCGCAGCACCTTGAGCGTATCGGCGTATTGGGCGACGAAGCAATCCAGTTTCAGGACGCTTCTTACGCCGTCGGACGCCAGCGCGGTGCCAGGGAGGCAAACGCAGAGCTGCTCGACGACCTGACTGAGGCTGCCGCAACCCTGCGCCGGTATGAGAGCCTGCATCGCGCCAAGGGCAGCGACGAGAGCACGGCCAAAGCTGAGGTGAACGCAGCTCTTGCCTCTCGTTTCGAGGCCACCATCGCCAAAGCAAAGCGATCACTCAACCCCGCATAGACCCCGCAGGGAGGTAGCCAACATGAAGCGCGAACTGATCAAGATCAGCGAATTCCAGCGCCGCCGCTGGGGGGAGAACGGCACACCGCCCTGCTCCCAGGCGATCCGTAATTACATCCGAGACGGCAAGCTTCCGGGCGAGCAGATCGGGAAACTCTGGTATATCGATTGGGCGGCCTTCAACAAGTCCGCCGGCAACGAGCTCGTAGCGATGGTATTGAAAGGAGCTGCATGATGGTCCCACGGCCGCGTAACAAGTCGAACAGAGGCTTGCCGCCGAACCTCTACCTGGATGATCGGCGCGGAACATACCGGTACCGCCGCCCAACCGATGGAAAGTGGTTTCCGTTCGGCGCCGACCGGGTCAAGGCAGTAGACGCGGCAAAGCAATTGAACCTCGCCTTCATGCAGGGCGCCGATCTGGTTGGCGCGGTGATGGGTGAATCTGCCGAGCTGTTCACAGCCTTCCTGACCCAGTATGAAGAAAAAGTGCTGCCTCCGCGCGAGCTCTCCGAAGGGACGCTCGGTCTGTACGCCGTCCACTTCCGGCGTTTCCGAAAAGCGTTCGAAGGTAAAGCGATCGATCAGATAACGATTCGCATGATCGCCGAGCTGCTGGATTCGGTCACGCCTCGTACCGCGAACCAGTACCGCGCTCTGCTGATCGACATATTCAACCACGCCGCGGCCAAGGGGCTATGCCCCGACAACCCAGCAATGAGCACGATTAGCCGGATCGAAAAGAAGTCCCGCAAGCGTCACACCGTCGAAGGCCTGAAAGCCATCCGGGAGAAATCGCCCGCCTGGCTGCAGAATGCAATCGATCTCGCGTTGATTACCGCTCAACGACGCACCGACATCCTGTCCATGAAGTTCGAAGACGTGAAGGATGGATACCTCTACGTGGTCCAGCAGAAGACTGCAAAAGCGTCGGACATGGCATGGATCAGGTTCAGGGTTACACCAGAGCTTCAGCGGGTCATCAGCCATTGCCGAGATAACATCGTCTCGCCATTTCTGATCCACCGACGGCCAGAACGAAAGAAACAGAAGCAGGCTGAAACGAAAGAGCATTGGACCAAGATTGAGGAACGGTATCTGACCAGGGCTTTCAAGGAAGCGCGGGAAGCGGCGGATTGTTACAAGGGATGGAAGGAAGAAGAGATGCCGGGCTTCCATGAAGTCAGAGCGCTGTCGCTGCATCTGTACAAGAAAGCCGGAAAGGATGGGCAGAAGATCGCCGGCCACGCCAGCGAGGAGATGACCAAAAACTATCAGAAGGATCACGCAGAAGTGGTCTGGTCAGAGGCAGTACCCGACCTCGATATCAGCGAAATCGCCGGATAGTTTTGCGCCAGTTTTGCGCGGGTTTTGCGCCGACCAGAAATGAAAAAGGGAATCAAACCTGTAAGTGGCTGATTCCCTTTACAAAATATGGTCGGGACGGAGTGATTCGAACACTCGACCCCTAGCACCCCATGCTAGTGCGCTACCGGACTGCGCTACGCCCCGACTAGGCGTGAATCTGTTGTCGCTCTTGCGAGGACGTCGAGGAATAT